ATAAGTGCCAAAAAATTTGCCAGTTTGTTCATAATACCTCCTTTGTCCTTTACAAGAATAAATCTTTGTCTGTTTTTTGGATTGGCGGCTAAACTCACTTCGTGTACTCTTAATTTCATTTTCATTTTAGCCATATATTCCTCCAATAATGTAATGTCAATTTTCATAGTAAACTGATTTTTTGTCAATAAATCCATTAAACATAAAAAAAGTGCCTCATATTGCTATGAGGCACAAAAACAGTTAAGGAGAAGTATGATCTTGATTTTTATTCAGATATTAGATAACCACCTATAGAAAATCCTACAATCTTATTAGTTAAGATATCTTTGCGTATATTCTCATCATGTATAAGCCACCGTTGTAGCCAAGTTCCCTTTTTAACTTCTTTATCATTAAGTTTAAAATCAGTTGGTGCTGTATAACTTTCAACTAAAGTTACTTCATTTTTATTTAATCTTACAGTATGCCTATAAGCAGTGTTACTAAAGTTTGAATTATATTCATAACATGCTTCCTGGATAGTTATAGCATCGAAAACGTGACCATCAGCATCTTTATAATCAGGTTCAAGTACTATACCAAAGATTTCCTTACCTTCTGCATCATGTTCCTGAATACTAAAATCAAATGTAGGATCAGAATCTTTAAAATACTTATCATAAATTCGTGCTGCTTCTTTAGCTACCATAGTATAGTTATATCTTTCAGCACTAGCTATAGCTGCTACTACTAATTCCTTATTAAACTTACCATCTAGATTCTTAACCGGAAATTTCCTGTTACCGTCTTTAGTTATTAATAGAAAGTTGTCTGCGTGCAACTTTCTTCTACGTTCTTGTGATGAGTATGCTCTATATAATTCTTTACTGATCTGTGTTTTCTGTGTCACGTTTGGCATTTCTGTCTCCTTTTTGCTTTTCATATGGTAAGTTAGCTAACATTAATAAAGATTTTTCCAATGAGTCTGTAGGCCTTATAACTTGATTCTTTGTTAATTTATCTACAAATTCACCTACTTCTTTTAAAGCACTCTTATTTGGAAAAAATAGACTTAATGTGGGTGCTGTCATGTTATTATACTTACATAATCTATTAATGACTTTCTGTAAAGTAGTACACATTTTCCTAGCGTAAGATTCGCAACAAGTTACAAAATTGTTTAAATGCACACCTACATTTGCATTATTGGTAGATGCAAAAGCACCTAGAGCTAAGAAATTAGCTAATGTACTTATAGCCATTTCAGTATTATACCTAGCGATAATTTCATTAGTTGGAGTAGTAGTTCTGTTTTCTCCTCTAACAATCTGAAAATCCCATCCACTAGGTTTTACTATACCTTGCTGACTATCTTTACGTACAGCTCCTACAAGTGAAATAGCCCACTGTAATGTTTCTGCTGCATTAGGATCATATGTAGGACTGGTTTCTAAAGCAGCTGTAAAATCAAAATTTTCTGGTGCTGTTAATATAGGTAATCCAGTTAAATCTCTTTCAAGCCCAGTTGCTTCTGATGCTTCTACAGATAACTTGTAATAATAAGGCTTATAAGCAGCCCTAATAATACTATCTCCAAAAGGATTTCTATTAGATGCTAAAAATGTATGATGAACACATTTAGTATAAGGAATATTATACACACCTTCAGTACACTGTTGTACAACATTTCCTTCTTCATTATTTATTTTCTCGATAGTTGTTTGAAATCTTGGTTCAATATCAACCAGAATAATTCTTCCATTATCAACTGTTATAAGCATTTCTCCTACATAAAACCCAAAACATAATGCACTAGCCATATCGAAAAATATAGAGGACATATCAACAGGAAAGTTATCAAACATATCCTTTATAAATGCTTTATTACTTCCAGTTAATTCCCAGGATAAACCAGACAGTATATTATAAAGTAGTAACATGATACCACCAATTATAGGCTCATTGCGATACATCTTATAATATAACTGTAATCCTGTAGGAGGCTCTAATTCTGTTAGAAATTCAAGGTTACTGGTTCCCTTCATAAAATCTTCTGTACCTAAACTGCCCATTTTAGCTCTAGATACAAAAGCATCATTAGCTTTCTTTACTTCAAATAGTTCATGTTTGATTTGGTCTATCTCTTTTTGTAACTTGTTATTACCAAACATAATCTTCTCCTATTATTGAAGGAATCTACTATATTTCCCGAATCTATTAGCTTGTTTTTGTGTAACCAATATTTTCGACAACCGATTATTAATTGATTGTGGCATAAAAAGCCCAACAGAGCCAACACTAAAATTATCTACAACACTACTTAACATCAAAGCATCAGCATAGTCGGGAGAAAACCCAAGTATATCTATAAGTTTCTCTTTTGCTTGCATAGATATTGGGCCTTTATCATAATTAAATTTAATATTGACTAATTCTTTTTTAAGTCTTTCAGGAGGTTTTACAGGAAAATGAGTATCCATTATGACTTTTTTAAGTGTGTAATAACCTTCGGTACGCTTTCTATCATACATATTAGTATCATGAGCTTTTTCTGATCCTATAAAACGTATTATTTTATATCGTCTTTCACTTTCTAATAAGTCACATAAACCAGAACCAATACCTACACCATCGACTACAACAACTACATCATAATTTTTATACCTAGATTCAATGATACGATATATACTATTTTTTAATAATACAGTATCATTAGTATTAAATTCGTCCCATGCTACGATAGACTGTCCATGACGATTACATATAACTGACATATCTGTGCCTCGACCTGCGACATCGACCCCAAGCACAACTCTGCCATAAGCTCTATCTTTATTACGAGCTATAAGGTCATCAAACTGTCGTGGGCTAATAAGAAGTGTATCTTCTAGGTCTATTGGAAGGCCAAGCACTTTAGCTTTATACATAGGTGAATCTTGACCATAACGAGCTATAATACGTTCTTCGTATGTTTTTGATACTAATGGACTTTCTCTTGCATCGAAAAATAACACTTTAAATCCTTTACCTTTACCTTTAGGATCACTAATAGTATCATAGTAATAACCTCCAGTTGATACAGGATTAGAAATAAGAAGGATACGAGCATTTTCCTTGGTCATTGCACCATCAAGTGCTGTGAATACAGGATTAGGTACACCGGAAGATTCATCAACCATGATAAGAAGATTAGGAGCATGAAAACCAGCTAAGGTATCATTAAGTTGTTTACCATCTCTAGGAACAGTACGCGCAACAGCATACCATTCTTTAAATTCTTTTATTTGTAATTTACCAGATTTAAGCTCAAATAAATGCTTTAATTTGCACCTATTAAGCCATGTACTTATCTCACTCCATAGAATATCATCAAGGAGCTTACCAGAAGGTGCTGTGGTAGGAATTTTTGCATCGAGAAAAGAAGATAAAAACCAAAGAATAAGCAAAGCAGCGACAGCAGTCTTTCCTATGCCACCACCGCCTGCCACACAAACATTTTTATCATGAATTATTGCATTGCCTATTTCTATTTGTTGCCATGTAAGATCATCAAAATCAAGCCCTGAAAAATCAATATTATCTCTGACCCAACCATGAAAATCTTCTGCATACTTAGCATTAAGTATTTTTACTATTTGTCTTATCTTTCGCTGTCGTTGTTCCTTCATTCCTCCCTAGTTATCATGTCTTCTAAAATTTTGTCAAATCCATCGGACTTACCACCATCTTTAACATTAACAGATGTAAGAATGGCTTTAGCTGCTTGTATAACTTCTTTATTATCCGCACCAGCATGTTCTCTTAATATATCAAATAATCTCTGTCTTGCTATTATTTTACTAGCTTTTGATAATAATATATCCGCTTTATCTATTTCTTCATCTAAATATTTATTAAATATATTCTCATGTTTAGGATCAACAGTAAATAATCTATCAAAGCTATTTACATTCAAATCAAGTTCAACTGCAACAGCACGTAAAGAACTTAAATCTAAAAAACGCCTAGCAATATAACGCACAAATAGTTCATCCAAAAAAGCCTCTTCAAGTCGTTCAAAACTATTAACTTTAGTTATGTCCATTATCTACATCCTCGTTAAAGTATTTTATAAGTCTGTCTGCTATAATCATTCTAGTTCTATTCAGTGTTTTCCATATATCTTTTTCATATTCAAGTCGTTCATTACGTACACCTGCATACGGTGGTATATAGCAAAAATAATTGCACTGCAACATAATAGGTTTAAATATATTGTCTACCCACCAAGCACTTTGTGAGTAAAATCGAGGGTCTTTCATCCAAGCACCATAAAAAAGAATAGGGCATAATGGTATATGCTTAGCGACAATAACACGGCGACAAACTAAATCAAGTTGTGTTATATTTGCTTTCTTAGCATATTCATTAAGCCCTTCAAATGGACCTGTAACATATATAAATTTTCTATTCATCTTTTTATTCTGCTGTTTTTAATAGCAATCTATACCATGAAATAAAAGATAAAAAATCTCTATTAGTACTAAATACTGTTTTAAGGCTTTCTAATTTTTCATGCAATGATCTTTCTACGTATGGATCTACTTTATAATTACTATTCTTTTTTATTATCTCTGTAACCATACGACATTTCAAATATATAGTAAAATCAAGGAAATATATAGAAGCTAACTGACAATCTTCTGCAAATTTTTTATCTATATTCCAGTTAACAGCATAATCATCTAACATATTTCTTATTATTTTACTATAATCACTATTAAGTAATTCAACTAATTTATCAAGATGTTTTGCCTGCTCTTCTGAAATATTAATTGTTATCTTTCTTGTTTCCATCTGCTTCTCCTTTCATATAAGTTTCGTAAATCTTTGTATCAAGTAATTCAATTATATTTGCAATAGTTACAAGTTTAGGCATATTTCTAGGCTCTCGAATTATATAAGCCTCTCCTTGATGTTCAAACTTTAAAGTTACATTTTCTTTTCCTGGAATTATCTGTATCTTAGTAACTTTTGACCACTTTGATACTATCGAAAAGAAATCATCAGGACAAGTAGCTTTATTCAGAGCATAATTAAGCTGGTCAGCAGTTATATTAAATAAATTCCATGCTATAGCTTTCCAATTAGAGTAGCCCATCGTAGTATCAAGATTATCACGAATTATATCTCTACACAATGTAGATACACTAAGTCCTCTGGTTTTTGCAGCCTTCTCAATCAACTGTTGTAGTTTATCACTCGTTCTAAAACCTATAAATCCCATATCAATTTTCTCCTTTCAACTTGTTTATATAATACAATTTAGTGCTTTTTTCTTGTACTAATTCAATCTCGTTCATTTCAACCAGTGTTTGCAAACATATCTTAAAATCGGCAGGATTCAAATCTGTATAAAACATTTTCATCAAATCCTTTGTGTATAGCTTGCCACCATTATCTTTTAATAGTCCTTGTATTTTATAAACGTATTGTGCTAATTTGTTACCACCTGCAATAAGATATGACATACGCAATCTTTTCTCAGTCATTTTAAATAGATCAATGGCACGTTCAAAATCAATCTTTTGTATTATTTTTCTTAAATCTCCAACAGCCATTAAACCGGCTACTTTTAATATATGTACTTTATTCCTACGTTCAAGATAAGCTGCTATACGGTAATCTTCTGATGGACTAATATCTTGCGACATATACCAATCATCATAAAACTTTTTAGCGGATTCAGATAATTCAAGTGGGCCATACCAATCAGCAATAGACGTCAACATCTCTAAGCACTCTGCTCTTGCATCTACTTGTTCTTTAGTATAAATTGGTTGAGGATACTTTCCTCTTTTTTGGTCTAAATATATTAATATGCACCTAGCAAGAAAACCTGTAGATGCCATATCACCAGCTAACTGAGGCCCAAACCATTGAGGCACAGCAGCTGTTAATAAATTAAAGTAAGGGTATGGCAACTCGAAAGTACCAGAATTTTTTGTTTTATAAGCATACAGATCATCCTTACTATACATATCGACTAGAAACTTAATCATATCGACACCAGAAGATAAAAGTACATTTAACTCATCACTTAAATAAGTTACACTGCAATGAGGAAAAATACTTTCTACGTCTAATTGGACTGTTTTCATACTTTCTAGCATCTCAATAATTATCTTTTCCTTTAGAACTGAACCTTCCAGTAAACGATAACCTGCATCTTTAAGTAGCTTTCCTGCAAGATCAAGTGATGAAGATTTAGCACATAGTCCAGCAGGACTAATTAATACTACATAAAGATTAAAATAAACATTAAAGAATCCTCTATCTAGCCATAATCTTTTTTCACAAGCACCTGCCAAAGCTGAAAGACCACACCATAAATGAAATAATTCTGGCGTTTCATTACCACGAGTATAAAACCGATAGCATTCTAAGAAGCGATTGTATTTCATCACATATCCTTTTTCTGTAATGTCTCATATATCTCCTTAACTTTAGCAAGGTCTTTAACTTCGACCATCTTTCCCCACGAATAACCTATTTCAAAATCACAGGGGATAATCATTTCAATTCCATGCACATCTATTTTTTGTTCAATTAAACGCTTCATTTTTAACATCGTATAGTTAATTATATTTATATCATCTTTTACAGCAACAAGAATTGAGTCATGAACCTGTAGTTTAAACTTAAAATTAGGTATCGTTTTCCAACAACGTATTAATCCTCTATTAAGATACTCAGCAGATATTGATTGCGGTTCAGCAGCAACAGCTTCCCTTAATCGACTATCATTCAAAGGCCCGAAAAACTGCATTACTCGACCAAAAGGTGTAACAATAACCTTTTTATCTTTTACAGTTTTATGTACTCGTTCTTGCCATTCATGCAGTTTAGGATGCATATTATGATACTTATTTTTTAACCTTTCCGCTTCTCCCATTGAACACTCTAATATTTCACTCAATAACATCTTACCCAAACCATAATGAGTTCCATGAGCTACACGTTTAGCGACTTGTCGATGAGTTTTCTTTTCTACTTTCTCTATAGGAATGTTATATAAAAATGAAGCAGTTTTACTATGTAAATCTTCTTTATCAAAGGCTTCTAACCACTCTATATCTTTACAAAGAGCAGCAACAACTCGTGCCTCAGCCTGACTTAAATCCACTTGTACAAATATCTCTCCAGGATCAGCTATATAGAAAGAACGAACTTCTTTCGGCTGGTTTTGAAAATTCATTCCACTTCCAGTTATACTCTTTGAAGATGACATACGACCTGTATAAGTTCCACCTATATTTAATGCATATCGAATACGTCCATCTGTGTCTAATTTTAGTGTATAAAAGTCACGTTTTTTATATGATTCCTTAAGTTTTCGGATTAATTCTATACGTGCTTTATATGGAGTTGGGAATGATGCAAGTCTAGCAAGTTTTTTATCTTCTGTTGTTATTTTTCCTTGTTTTTTCTGTACAGGCATTCTCCAAGTATCATAAATTAATTCTTTAAGTTGTTTATGTGATTTAATATTAATCGGTCCTATTGCATGTTCTTTTATTCTTTCCATGATTTCTATGGCTTTTTCATTTTTGTCTGCAAATTCTTGAACTGCTAATTCATCCACTCTAAGTCCAGTAAGCATAGCATACAAACAAGGCTGAAGTAATTCCATAGATAACTCGAAAGTAGGACGGACTTTCCAATCCTCTAATTCTGTTAGCAATGCTTCATATACTTCATAAGTAAGGCAACAATCTTTGCCATTGTAAATATAAAGAGTATCCCAGAGACTACTATTCATTAAAGCGTCTTTAGATGATAACTGAGAAAATACTGATTTTCCTTCGTCTTTCCAATAAGGTTCTTTAGTATATATTGAGCCACAAAAAGCCAAAGATTTTGGATATGTAGGATAAACTGCATGTTGAGCAAGCATTGTATCAAAATAAATATTACGATTTAATATCTTATAATAGTAAGCATTATGGAATACATCAAACAATGCGTTATGAAATATCTTTGGAGTATTCGACATAGCGAATTTACCTATTGCTTTAAGCAAAGCAGGAAGTTTTAATAAGTCATAAGGTATAACAAAAGCATTATTAGCACTAAGCCCTACTCCATAAGAAGTCATAACAGGCCCACTTGTTTCAATATCAACAGTAACTGGTTTTTCTATGGCTGTTACAGATTCTAGTTTATTTATTGCTTGTTCTGGAAAGTGTAATATTTCTATATTACGTTCTGGATAAAAAACTTCAGATGTTTCTGAGTCTGCAACTGCTTTCTTTATGTCGGCCACTACAATAGGTTCATACAAGCCGTTACCACGAATAAGATCTTCTGGATGAAGCGTACCATAAACTTTTAATCCCTCGACAATAGCGCATGGAAAAGCCGTACCTCTATATTTTATAACACTAGAAGCACCTGTGAGCATTTCTAATGCTCTCCCTCCAACAGCAATTACTGTAGTTAATCCTTTTTCTTTCCATGCAGATAAATCAGATATTAATTGATCTTTTCCATCTTCTATTGTTTGTTTGGAAAGTGTTTCATAAATATTTTTAGTAGGTCTTACATGAACAGTATTAGTAATATATACAGATGTTCTTTCTATTCCTGCTAAACGTAATAGTTTATTAAACAGGAATCCTTCTGGACCAGAGAACGGAACCCTAGTACGCATTTCAACTTCGCCTGGTGCTTTTCCAACAAAACATATTTTCGATGATTCTTTAGGAATATATTGGATTAATGTCATTGTGTTTATACCTTTATTTATATATAGGATTCATATGTCATATGCACCATATCGAAATGTATATCATACACCATATAAAACCATTACCCATGCATGATCCATGCATACCATTAAGCCAATAAAAATGATTAACAAATAAGGTTTACTTTATTGTTTTGTGCAACTTACTTGTTTATCGTTTTTGCCCAGTCTCTTGTATATACAATAGTGCTATTGTAATTTACTTCAAGTTTTTCACAACCTCTAAAAAACCTATCAGCTAAAAAACAAGATCTTAAAGTAGAACCACTACCTACAAAAGTATCTACAACAGTATCTCCTGGGTTAGAGAATATATTAAGTATATCACATAGTAATGATTCAGGTTTTTGTGCTATATGTATTCTGTTTTTACGTACAGTATCATATGGAAAGACATTGCCTCGACCTTTAGTTACAAGTTCGGCTTTTGTCCCTTTCCAGCCATATATAGCAATTTCACAAGCACTACCAAGATTTTTATCTGGATTTGACGATCTACCTGATGCATTTAACTTTACCCATACCAAAGGAGTAGCAGATGTATAAAATCCTGCGGTGTCCATCATATCTAGAATAGTATTCATATGTTCAAAAGCGACCCACACTACAATAAATCTATTTTTCTTCAAGATTCTATAATAGTGTGACATGCAAGAATCAATCAATTTTAATATTTCCTCTGGATCATCATCATAAGTAGTGAAACTTTCACCTCCAGCAATCTCATCATAATTAATAGCGAATGGTGGATCAGTCAGAATGAAATCGACAGATTCTTTCTTTACTGTAGGTAGAAAGTCTAACGCATCCCCTAGATATAGATTGGAAATATAATCTTCAATCTTTCCTGTTATCTTTTCTTCTAATGCTTTTTCAACCCTAGTCTTCTGAATAATATCAGTGATATTTTTACTTCTCATCTTTTCTATGGTTGTAATAGCATCACGTATATTTGTACAATTCTTTATATCTTCTTCATGCCTTAAAAATAATAACATACGACTTACAAAACTTTTATCTTTAGACAAAAGGCGTCCGGTATCATCCATACTCCAACCTTTACCTTTAATGCCTTTAACTGCTTCTCCATGTATATCGACATACTTCTTATGAATAGCACTTACCAATCTTGCTGTTTCAATAGGGGTAAAATCAAGACGTCTAAAATTTTCTTCAAATTGAACCACTAATGGGTCTACTTTATCTCTAAAAACAAAGTGTTCATTTTCTTCTAATTCTTCAAGATTTATGTAATCTCGTAAAGCAATAAAGCGCCTTCTTCCAGCTATTACTTGATATTTTCCATCAACTGCATTCGTTAATATAATCGGACTTAACAACCCATTGTTCATAATAGATAAGGCTAAATCGCCTATATCTACTCTATCTTCCCTAAAGTCACTTTCAATAATTATATCACTTACAGGTATCTTCATAAGGGCTCCAAATAATAAAATAGGGATACCCCTACACTATGCAGAGGTATCCCTGACTGAAAGGGATTAACTAATGGCTTCGATCTTTTTAATATTGTTTGTCATCTCGCCTTCACCACCCTGAGGATTAGGTTTCTGGATAACATGCAGAATTGCTTCACAATCCTTAAAATCATCTGTATCCAGTTCAGTTCCCGAAGGAATACCAGCGAGAAGTGCATACTGCTTTACCTTCCACTCAGTTTCAAGCAGTACATTATCAAACAGTTTCCGTCCCTCATACTCACCTTCAGTAATAATCCAGACAATCTTAAGCATAGGCTTATTGGTCTTCTGGCTCTTTGTAAGCTCGACAGACTCAATACGTCCATAATAAGTGCCCGGCTCAAGGGGAGTAAACTCCGATGATACATTTTCAAGATCATAATCCAAACTAATCTGTGGCATAAAACTTTCCTCCTGTTATTTAGTTATATTTTTTACTTCTTTTTCCACTATACCTTCGCCAAACAATTTTTCATCAGGTGTCCATGTAGGTTCTGGCAACTTCTTTCCTAAATATGCTTCTAAATAAGGTTTCATTTTCAAGTAAGTAGGATTTTCCATGTCAGGAATCAAAGAACGTGAACCTGTAGCAGTCATACGATCAGGCATTGACTGTAAATGCCTAGTAAACTGTCTATTTCTTTTGCCCCCACTAACTTCTGTATGTATATACAGTACTTCTGAAACAAATCCAGGAATCCTTTGACGCATCGAAGATGGAAGCAACAAAAGTTTTCTCAATTCCCCTGTAGCTTTTTCTTCATAATAATTATCGTGACCTAATATTATAACATTTGCCTTACACGCTTCATCTTTAAAATAGTCAAAATAATCAGTCAGTTCCATTGTAAAGGTATTCCAATCCTGGATTTGTAATGGCCTATTTCCTGTTGATCGTTCAATATGTCTTTGTAAAAACTCACCTATTCTAGCTAGATGATCTATAACTATTGTATCATCCTCTTTGCATGTTTTAGCTAACATTTCAGCGAGTTTTTTGTTCTTTGTCCAGGCAGAACTGTTCATTGCCATTTTCTCTCCACAAAGTTCTATATAATCTTTATCTGTAGTTTTTCCTGACCCAACATTAAAGTGTTTAAAATCAATATCAATGCCTTGTTTTGTTGTCATTGCTTTAACACTGCCAAGTCCATCATCAACATTGACATAATACAGATTAGGAAACTGTGAAGCTAGTACTGATTTACCAACCTTAGGTG